GTGATTTCTTCGAGTTAGCGAGAGATAACCGAAAAACGCCGTATTTATGCGGTTTTCAGAGCATGGCAAATTAGTTAGTCTGATTTGTCATTTTTTTGTGCGAAAAATTGTTTGACAATTCACACAATTGTGCTACAATAACGGTGGGATGATGGATTTATTGAAACAATTCGGAAAATATGGAAAACAAGAACAATTATCTTCTGGAATACTACCAAAAAACGAAGGATGGCTCTATTCTTGTCGGAAAATGGATAGAATTGCTTCTTGAGTATTTGGTCACGAACATTGAAAAGAAGACATTCACTTTTGATCAGAAAAAAGCGAACGCCGCAATAGATTGGATAGAGAATCACTGCTTTCATACAGAAGGCGATCTGGCTCCGGGGCCGTTCAAGTTGGAATTGTGGGAAAAAGCATTCGTTTCGGCGATATTTGGAATTCTTGACAAAGACGGACACAGACAATTTCGTGAAGTTGTTCTGATCGTTGCCCGGAAGAATGGTAAATCGTTACTTGCCGCAGCTATCATTCGTTACATGTGGATAATTGACGGTGGATTCGGTGCGAAGATCTACATCGTGGCTCCGAAGCTCGATCAGACAGACATCATCTACAACAATGTTTGGCAAATGACGCTGTTGGATCCAGAGTATCAGGCCGCGAAAGAGATCGCGTCAGAAAAAGATATGCACAACAAGAAGATCAATGATGATTCAGATCTTCCGAAGCATAGAGTCGGTGATCTTTACATCACCGGAACGAATTCAACCGTGAAGAAGATCGCTTTTTCCGCGAAGAAGTCTGACGGCTTCAATCCATCCATGACGGTATGTGATGAAGTTGCCGCCTGGGAAGGCGATTCCGGTCTGAAGCAATATGAAGTGATGAAAAGCGGCACCGGAGCGAGGAGCGAATCGATTTTGCTGTCATGCTCTACGGCCGGTTACATCAATGATTCAATCTTTGATGAATTGCTGAAGCGTGCGACACGTTTTCTGAAGGGAGATTCCAAAGAACAACGGCTGCTTCCGTTTCTTTACATGATAGATGATGTTGAGAAATGGAATGACATCAATGAGCTGCGGAAAAGCAATCCGAATTTGGGCGTGTCCGTTTCGGTGGACTTTATGCTCGAAGAGATTGCGATCGCAGAAGGATCTCTTTCAAAGCGTGCAGAATTCATCTGTAAATATTGCAACATCAAGCAGAACAGTTCATTGGCGTGGTTGGAATTCGCTGCGGTTGACAAATGCTTCGGTGATCCGCTCGATCTGGAAGAATTCCGCGGATCTTATGCGGTTGCCGGTCTGGATCTGTCGCAGACAACAGACTTGACGGCTTGCACGCTTGTCATTGAGAAAGACGGTGAGCTGTATGTATTCGCAAAGTTTTGGCTTCCGTCAGAACGTATAGAAGAAGCGGCGATCCGTGATGGCCTTCCGTATAACATTTATGTTCAGCGTGGTCTGTTGGCTCCGTCCGGTGAAAACTATGTTGACTATCACGATTGCTATCAGTGGTTGGTCGATATGGTTGAAAAATACGAAATACTTCCGCTGAAAGTTGGATATGATAGATATTCCGCGCAGTATCTGATCAGCGATCTGAACGGTTACGGCTTCCAGACGGATGACGTATATCAGGGTGACAATCTTTGGGGAGTCCTTCAGGAAATGGAAGGCCTGATCAAAGATCGCAAGGTCCATTGTGGTGATAATGATCTTCTTAAAGCACATTTGCTGAATTCGGCTATAAAAATGAGCCACGAACGCGGTCGCGGTCGGCTCGTAAAGATAAACAAAAACACACATATTGACGGATGTGCCGCGCTGACAGATGCCTTTTGTGTCCGTCAGAAGTGGTATGAGTCAATAGGGGAGCAGTTAGCAAACAGGGGTTGACGATGGGTTTTTTCGATTTGATTTTCAAGAACAGGCCGAAACCGGAAGGAAAGTATGAAGGCTCTTTCAAGATGCTGAACGGTTACACGCCACACTTCACTTCCTTCAATGGATCCATTTATGAATCACAGCTTATCAGAGCCGCTATCAATGCAAGGGCCACGCATATTGCGAAGCTCAAAGTAGAGATCGGCGGAGCAGCGCGTCCGGCACTCCGGTCGAAAATGGTCCACGCGCCGAATCAGTTCCAAACGTGGTATCAATTCATGTATCGGCTGTCAACAATCCTGGACATTCACAACACGGCGTTCATCTGTCCTGTCTATGATCAGTTTGGTGAGCCGTCCGGAATCATCTGTCCGCTTCCACAGAGATGCGAAGTTATTTCATATAACAACGTGCCGTATCTCCGGTATGAATTCGCAAGCGGTGAAAAAGCAGCGATCGAGCTGGACTACTGCGGAATCATGACGAAGTTCCAATACAAAGACGATCTGTTCGGCGAAACAAACCGCGCGTTATTCCCTACTATCGATTTGATCGACATTCAGAATCAGGGAATCAAAGAAGGCGTTAAGAGTGCCGCAACCTATCGATTCTGGGCGCAGGTGAACAACTTCACGAAAGCCGATGATCTTGCCAAAGAGCGCAAGCGTTTCACGGAAGAAAATTTCAGCAAAGACGCGAACGGCGGCGGACTTCTGCTTTTTCCTAACACTTACGCGAACATCAACCAGGTGAAGGCTGATCCGTGGGTTGTTGATTCGGAAGAAGAAAAGATCATCAAGTCTAATGTCTTTGATTATTTCAATGTCAATGAAGACATGCTTCAATCGATGGCATACGGTGACAAATGGACGGCAATCTATGAAGGCGTTTGTGAGCCGTTTGCGATTCAGTTTTCTGAAGTTGCAACGAAGATGCTGTTCACATTGAGAGAACAGAGCCAGGGCAATTATATCATGGCAACAGCAAACCGTCTTCAGTACATGTCAAACGCTGAAAAGCTGAACGTGTCTTCGCAGTTGGCGGACCGTGGAATCTTGAACAGGGATGAAGTCCGTGAGATATGGAATCTGCCGCCGCTTCCTGACGGTGAGGGTCAGTCCTATATCATCCGCGGTGAATATAAGAACGCAGACAACCAAATCAATGAGGGGGAAGATCAGAATGAATAAAGAGATAAGGGCTTTTAATTTTGAAGTCAGAGCAGATCAGAACGAAGAACACGGACATTTTTTGTCCGGTCAACCTATCGTATTTGATGCCAGAACGGATCTGGGATGGTGTGATGAGATCATCGCTCCGGGTGCTTTGGATGATGCGGATCTGAAGGATGTCAGATTCCTGATCAACCACAACACCGACATGATCCCGCTGGCTAGATCCCGCAACAATAATGAAAATAGCACGATGCAGATGAGCGTTGACAATGCTGGCATGAGTATCCGCGTGGATCTCGACACAGAGAATAACACGGAAGCAAAAAGCTTGTATTCAGCCGTAGAGCGTGGCGATCTGGACGGAATGTCCTTTATGTTCACGGTTGATGCAGATAAATGGGAAGACATTGAGTCCGACCATCCGACACGGACAATCTTGAGATTAGGGAAAATCTTCGAGGTTTCCGCTGTTACGTTTCCCGCTTATGAGCAGACATCCATCACGGCGCGTGGCTTATCTGATGCGTTGGAAAGCGCAAAGGATTCGCTGGAGAGTGAACGCTGCAAGCTGAAAGCGATCGAAGCACAGAAGCAGAAAATCCGCATTTTGTTGGAGGTACAGAAATGAATTTTGAAGAAATGACGATTGAACAGATCGAAGAGCGCAAAGCAGCCATCGGCGTAGAGATCGAAGGCGAAGACGCAGATCTGAATGCTCTGGAAGAGGAAGTGAGATCCTTAAACGCAGAGCTGGAAGCAAGAAAAGACGCGGAAGCCAAGAAAGTGGAGATCCGCAAAGCAGTCGCAGCCGGTGAGGTTGGCGAAGTTGTCAAGAAAATCGAAGAGGAGAGAAAAGACATGAGAACAAACGAAGAAGTTCGTGCGTCCAAAGAGTATGTTGACGCATTCGCTCGCTATCTTGTAAGCGAAAATGACGCAGAAGTAAGATCCCTGTTGACGGAGAGCGTTGACGGTGGTTCCGTTCCCGTTCCGGCAATGGTTGATGATATCATCCGGACCGCATGGGAGAAGAATGATATTCTGTCCCGCACAACCAGAAGAGAGATCCGCGGCAATCTGAAAGTTGCTTTTGAAAGAGTTGCAAGCGCAGCCGGTGTTCATACCGAAGGCGCAGCTGCTCCGGATGAAGAAACTCTGAAGCTCGGTATTGTAACGATGGTACCGGCTAACATCAAGAAATGGATCCGCGTTTCTGATGAAGCAATCGCAATGGGCGGTGCTGCTCTCGTTCAGTATGTATACGATGAGCTGACATATCAGATCGTGAAGAAGCTGTCCGATCTCGTTGTGAACGATATCAAGACTGCTTCCACTTCCGCAACCAGCGTTGCCGCTTGTGTTGCACAGATCACCAGCGCACCGACAGTTACGGCTATCGCAAACGCATATGCAAATCTGTCTGATGAAGCAACCGATCCGGTTATCATCATGAACAAGCTCACATATGCAAACTTTGTTGCAGCACAGGCTTCTGCTAATTACAGCATTGATCCGTTCATGGGTCTTCCGGTTGTCTTCAATAACAGTCTGCCCGCATACAGCGCAGCATCCAGCGGCAATGTATATGCAATCGTTGGCGATCTGAAGGGTGAAACCGTCAACTACCCTGAAGGTGACGGCGTTGCTCTGAAGTATGACGATGTATCTGAAGCAGAGAAGGATCTTGTGAAGATCGTCGGCAGACAGTACGCGGCACACGCACTCACGGCTTGCGGCCGCTTCACAAACATCAAGAAGGGTTCTTGATCGTTTGAAGGTTAAACTCTTACGCGATGCACGCATTTCTCACAAAGCCGGGGAGATCCTTGAGGTTTCTCCGGCTGAAGGAGAATTCCTTCTGTCGGTAGGGAGTGCGGAAAAAATCGTAGAAAAGGCTACACAGCCGGCCGTGGAAGTGGCAGAGAAAGCCGTGAAAGCACCAAAAGCCACAGCAACACGGAAAGCAACACCAAAGGCAGCGAAAAAATAAGAGGTTTTGACATGCTTGACAAGGTTAAACTTGCTCTTTTAATAACAACAGATGATTTTGACACAGAGCTGACGGATCTGATCAACGCGGCAATCATCGATCTGAACATCGGTGACGTTTTGGCGGATTCAACCGCATGGCAGACAACGGACGCAGCGATCATTCGCGCTATCTGTACATATTGCGGATATCAGTTCGAGATCATGCACGGTTCGCTTAACAGATCTGAGGCCTACAAGAAGTCATATGATGAGCAGAAAGCGCAGTTGAGCATGGCAACCGGCTATACGGTTTGGGGTGACGCTGAATGAATCAAGCACAGAAAATCAAGTTGATCTCCAAAACGTATGCAATGACAAGCGGCATCGGGATTAGGACCGCGATCGAGTCAAAGATCAGCACTTTTGCGATCAGGCATTCGGTCAGCCAGACGGAGTTCTACAACGCTGGTTTGCAAGGGTTTAAGCCCGAAGCGCGGTTTGATGTTTATCAAACCGAATACAGCGGAGAGGATGAGCTTGAAGTCAACGAAGAACGCTTGACGATATACCGGACATTTGACCGGGAAGATGGACGCGTTGAGTTATACGCAACGAAACGGAAGGGAACGAAATGACACTCACAGAGCTACGAATCGCACTTGAAAGCGTGAATGACGGCGCATTCCAGAACAAGGTCGCATACAGAGCTTTTCCTGTTGGTGCGGCACCGGCTCTTCCGTTCATTTGTTTCCAGGAAACAGAGTCCAACAATTTCTTGGCGGATTCAAAGGTATATCACAAAATCACGGATGTTGACATCGAGCTATACACAGAAGACAAAGATCCGTCTACGGAAGAAGCTCTGGAGTCGATGCTCAATAGCAAGCTGTTAGTGTGGAGCAAATCGGAAGTATATATCGAATCCGAAGATGTTCTGCAAATAGTGTACGAGATATCCATATGAAGATAGATGCGAATCAACTGACAAATGAGATCATGCGGGCTTTGAAGGACTATGAAAAAGTCACGGAAGAAGCTGCTGCCAGAGGAGTCATTGAAACGGCTGATCAGGCAGTTGCGGAGCTACAACAGGCCAATCCGCCCGGCTCCGGAAAGTATCGTTCATGGGATAAGTACAACAGGGGATGGAAGCGCACAAAACTGACAAAGGACCGCAAAGGCGTGTATGTTGAGTGCGTACACAATGCGACAGAATATAGACTGACGCATCTGCTCGAAAACGGACACGCCAAAGTCAACGGCGGACGCGCAAGGGCATTCCCGCACATCGCTCCGGTTGCAGAAAAGGCGCAGGAGTCGCTATATCAGAACATCATGAAGAACATTCAACAATAAAGAGAGGAGTCAAAATCATGGCTAATAAAATCAAGTATGGCTTGAGCCGTGTATATTATGCTACGGCAACGATCAGCACATCCGGTGCGGCTACATATGCAACGCCGGTTGCTCTTCCGGGTGCGGTTTCCCTGTCAATGGATCCGTCCGGCGAAAGCAACAAGTTTTACGCTGACAATGTTGCTTATGCTACGTTTGCGGCTAATGCCGGTTATGAAGGAACGCTTGAGCTGGCTTTAATCCCTGACACTTTCAGACAGACCATTCTTGGTGAGATCACTGACAGTGATATCCAGGTAGAAAAAGCTGAAGCAAGCACACAGCCGTTCGCGCTGTTATTCCAATTTGAAGGTGACGAAGATGCTACAAGGCATGTATTCTACAATGTTACGGCATCCAGACCGAATGTTGGATCGCAGACAACGGAAGAATCTGTTGAAGTTCAGACCGAAACACTCAATCTGACATGTGGATCCATCTACAATGCGAAGGTTGACGCAAACATCGTAAAAGGTAAGATCTCCGACAAGACGAAGACAGCCTACACGAATTGGTTTTCGGCAGTTCAGCAGCCGCACGCGTAAACGGATAACGGAAAAGGGAAGGGAAAAACACTATGACAAACACAATCACGCTGGATGGCGGCAGGGAGTTAAAACTTGCCGCCAATGCAGCAACACCACTTCGCTACAAGCAATTATTCGGTCAGGATCTGCTCCGGGTATTCCAACAAAGCACAAAAACTGAAGAAGACGGAATGCTTCTGGCTGATATCGTGGCGCAGTTGGCATTCGTCATGAACAGACAGGCGGAAGGCGTGGATCTGAACGCTGTTTCGTGGGATGATTTTTATTCATGGCTTGAGGATTTTGAGTCAATGGATTTTGTCCTGGCTGGACAGGAGATCATAAACGCATATCTGGCAAGCACGAAGGTCAGTGTTGACGCAAAAAAAAAGTAAGGGACACCACACGCGAGGAATCCACTCCGCTGTTAGTTCTCCGGGCTTTGCAAATTGGTCTTCGGCTGCCTGATCTGGAAGAGATAACACTAGGCGATCTGTATGATATGCTGACGGAAAGTCTTAACGATAATTATGACTATCCATACAGGGCAACCAAAGAAGATTTGAGGAATTTTTAGATGGCAAAGATTAAAGGCATCACAATCGAATTAGGGGCTGACGCTTCCGGTCTTGAAAAAGCGTTAAACGATACCAACAAGGCACTGTCAGAAACTCAAAAGCAGTTGTCATCTGTGAACAAGTCTTTGAAACTCGATCCGAAGAATCTTGAGCTGGTCGAGCAGAAACAAAGGCTTTTGACAAAGGCAACGGATGACACAACAAAGAAGCTCGAAGCTCTGAAGGCCGCACAGGATAAAGTGTCCGCGTCAATGGGCAAGGACAGCAAGGCACAGGAGCAGTATGACGCTTTAGCGCGTGAAATTTCTGACACAGAAGTCAAGCTGAAGAAGCTGAACAAAGAGCAAGAGCAATTCAGCAAACAGGCTGCACAGGCTCAATATGACGCGTCAGCATTCGGATCGGCTCTGAATGCAGTCGGAGAAAAGGCCGCAGTCGTGGCAGAAAAGACAAAAGCTCTGTCGGCTGCTGCTGCCGGTGCGCTTGCGGGGATCGTTGGTCTGACATATAACGCCGCGAAACAGGCTGATGAATGGGACACGATGTCGCAGCAGATCGGTCTGTCAACGGAAGCGATCCAAAAATTCCAATATGCTTCTGAACGTGTGGATGTAGACTTCAGCACGATCACAGGCGCGATCACAAGGATGAAGGCGAATTTGGACTCGACATCCGGTGTCTGGGAGAAGATCGGCGTCCAGGTAAAGGATCAGTCGGGTCAGTATCGTGACATTGAAGCCATTTTCTTTGATACGATCAAGGCGTTGAGCCAGATCGAGAATGAAACCGAACGCGACACCGTTGCGATGGATATCTTCGGCAAGAAGGCAAACGAGCTGGCCGGAATCATTGACGATGGTGGCGCAGCTCTTAAAGAGCTAGGAAACGAAGCGGAAAGTCTTGGACTCATCGTGTCCGATGAAGACATTGCCAGGATGACCGAATACGATGATTTGCTTGAGGGGATGAAAGCGCAGATCAAGGCCGCTTTGGTTGCCGTTGCTATTCCGGCAATCGAAGCACTCACTCCGATAGTATTGAAACTGTCAGAAGCGATCAAGGCAATCGCTGAACGGCTTGCGAATCTGAATCCGACCGTGATGATCATTGTCATGATAGTTTTGGCTCTGATTGCGGCAATTAGTCCGGTCGCAACGATAATTGCGAAAATAACGATTGCTGTCAAAGGTTTGGCAATGGCAATTCCGCTCATTTCAACGGCTCTTCAGACGGTCCAGACATCCGTCACGGCTCTGATGGCTAATCCTTATGTTGCAATCATCATGGCTATCATTGCTGTCATTGCTTTGCTTGCGCTGGCTATTTATGAAGTTGTCCAAAATTGGGACTATATTGAGCCGGCATTGAATGATGCGATGAATGGAATCAAATCAGGTGTCGAGCAAGGTGTTGCAGCCGTTCAAGGCTTTGCGGATAGAGTGAAGCAGCGGTTTGAAGATGTTCTGAACGCGATCCAAAGAGTGCGGGACGGATTCGGATCTCTGGCGGAAAAGGTCAAAGAAGTCATTCAGAAAGTGTCTGACGCTTTCAGAGATCTTCAGCAAAAAGCGCGTGACGCAGGTGCGAATGTGATCAATAGTTTCGTGAACGGCGTGAAAGCGGTCATCAGCAAGGTCACACAGGCTTTCAAGCAGTTGGCGGATTCTATCAAGTCAATTTGGTCAAAAACGGCTGCGGATGCAAGCAACGCCGGACGGACCACGGCTCAAAACTATGTAAATGCATACAACCAAACACAGTCAAGCAGTCGGCTTTTGACAAGAACACCGACACCGGGGATGAGCGGATCAACATATAATGCGAACACATTCGGCGCAAGCAGCGGTGATGCGTTAGTCCTTGCAGGCTCGATCAATTCGCTTGCAAGTAGTGTGAACAGAATGAACGCAACACCGACAAATGTGAACGTGGAGTTGTCCGGATCTGCGAAGAACATCTTTGACACAGTTCGCGTCCAGAACAATCAGCTCGCAACTGCAACCGGTTATCACGCTTTAGCATAGTAAAGGATAGAAGGTATGGTTTTTTCAATAGGCGGAATCGATTATTCTGACAAGATCCTGATGGACACATACAATGTCAACATGATCGAGGTTTTCACAACATGGGAAGACGCGAACGGCACAACACACCGGGATATCTATCGGCACAAGATCCAGGGGCAATTCGATATGATGATCTCGAAGCTGTCAGAATATCAAGCATTTATAAACAATTTACATCTGGGCGTTACGAACGGCGGCTATGTTCGGTGCAATTTAGCCGTGAACAACTATGATGTGGAGAATGTTGTTGCGGATCTGTTCATTGATTATACGCCGGTCAGATCCATGAATAACAATTACACAAAAGGATATCTGTCATTCACTGTCACGATTGAGGAACGCTAATGCTTACAGTACCACAAGCAATCAAAAATTTGCTGCACGAAGATCACTGTCAGAAAAACATCCGGATCCATTTTCCGAATGGAGAACGGACTGACATCTGCAATGATTTGATTGTCAAAGACACGGTTCAGTTCACGGAATCACTTTGCTCACAAGACAAACTTCGGTTTGGTTTGTGTGAAGCTTCCTCTTTTGAATGCGAAACGGTCGGAGTCGGAAACATCAAAGGCACACAAATAGAAGTATATTGTGAGATATATTGCCAGCCGTCAGTTTCCGGATCAGTATTCCGGACAGATCTTCAGGCGTATGTATATCCGATTTTATACGGACTTTTCACGGTGGAATCCAGCCAGCGTCAAGCTGATATGATACATCGGCGAATTATTGCATATTCGGAAGTGGCAACGCGTGATTGGAATTTCTCGAAGTATGAATTATTGAAAAGCCAGGTCGCAACATCTTCGGCGAATGATGTTGTTTATGATTTTGCAAAGATTCTGTTTTCAAACAGTATGCCGATTGAGGATTTCATTGATTCAAGAACGCCGGCTGCATTTGTTGTACGGAATGCAATATACAACAATACCGGCATTCCTGGCGGCGGTGAGTATGTACTTGGAACGGTTGTATGTACTCCGCCTGAAGGCGAATCCGGAACACTGTCGCAATTTATCGCGTCATATGATGCATATATGTTAATTCTTGCGACACATAACACATCATATCATGATGAGGATTACACGAATCAGCTCTTGGAAGTCAAGTATGATCTGGACATTGATGAATTCAACCGGATGAATACGTTTTTGACGGATTTCTGCAAAAAATACAAAGATCAGGGCGTCAAGCAGATTGTCAATTCTCCGCTGCATAAAGGCGCAATGGTTTATGCTGGCACATATGATTATGAGAATCTGATTGACTATAACACCGGGCGGCCCAAATATCCGACCGTATCATTGAATGATGCCGGACTCACGCAGAAAAACACGTTATATGTTTATCCTTATCTACCAGGCTACACAGATGTCAATAATAAATATGTGTATATCATAATTCCGAAAAAATTGACTATATTCAAGGATGGCGATGTGTATGAAGAATTTAGTCCGTATTCAACCCCGGAAATGAATTTTTTGACGCTTATCAATCAAAATTCTCTGTTTTTGACCGTACCGAAAGAGCAAAACGGCGCATCATACTACATAAATTATGCTGATGTGAAGTTCAAAGACTTTGTTGATTCGTTCTTTGAGTGCGCCGGAGTGTTCGGAAGATATACACGGACAAACCAGATTGAAATATGTGATATCAAACAGCAATTTGGATTGCGTCCTAACACTTCGTTATATCCGGGGCTGACGCTTTATCCTAGTGGAGTTCTAGGCGGGAGCATCAGAACAGAAGACTATCAGTCTTGTTGGTATGATGACGAATACACAAAGCCGTTCGGAGCGGTTTCTTGTTCATATACAGATTCAGACAACAATGAATGCCTGTTCGTGATGTACCTGGACGGATTCGATGAAAACTCACCGATCGGATCATACCAGACATACGATCTGTCAGACAATGCTTTCATTTCTGCAAATATTTGGAGTTCTGCTGAAATACAAGCGATTTGTGAAACGGTTGCCGATGCGGTTGAAGGCGTGACATATATGGCAGTGGATTTCATCGGCCGCGGCCTTCCTTATGTGGAAGCCGGTGACACGTTTGAGATTCTGACAAGATCCAATGATAGCATCACAACCATTGTATTGAACAGAACATTGTCAGGCGATCAGACACTGACAGATAACTATAAATCAGTTTAAGGGGGTTTAACATGGCTTTAGCGTACACAGCACCAACCTGGACAGATGGATCCGGTGAAGGGATCAGCGCATCAAATTTGCAAGCAATTTCCGATTGTATCGAAGGGCTTGTCCAGGGATCTGACAAAGCGGTCCATGCCATCACGATTGATGCATCCGGGATCACGCTGACATATGCGGACGGAACGCAGGAAACCTTTGCGATCTCCGATATGAAGGGCATCGCTTCCGTTGCAAAGATATCGACAGTCGGTCTGGTTGATACTTACAGAATCACATATACGGATTCGACATATTATGATTTTAGTGTGACCAATGGCGCAAACTCTGTATCGGTTGAGGGATCAGGAACGGCATCCACGACCGCAACGCATCAACAACAAGTGACTGTGAACGGTGTTTCGGTAGACATTGACGGCACAAAGTACATGGAAAGCACAGCCAATTCTGCATCGTTTGTATTTTCTAATGCAGCGATCATGGCAACATCGGCAATAGATGTGTATACGGACACTTGGGGTGATAATCCATCATCGTCAGGTGGTGTTACTGCATCGGCTGGAACGTGTACGGTTACTTTTGACACGGCACAGACTAGAACGGTTCGCATCTATATCAAATAAGAGAGGAGAAACAACATGGAAACAAAGTATTTCGTAGCAGAGGTTTACAGGTACAAATCGAGCGGAAATTGGGAGTATAAGGCAAGCGGAAGTTACGACAGCCTTTACGATGCCAAAAACGCTTTTCACGCAAGGAAGTCTGCTATCACAAAGGACAGCAACGATTTTGCAATGGTTATCCTGTTTGATATGTACGGCAACAAGGTTATGTCTGATAGTGATGATACTCATGTTGAGCCGAATGAAAGTGAGGGCTAATTATGGCTTTGTTTAGATGTTCGAGCGGTGCCGGAAGTACGCCACAAGAAACAACGCTTTGGACTAATCCGAACCCGACATCTTCTTATACATCGACAGCAGGTACATTGTCTGACGATCCGTCAAATTATGATGAAATAAAGGTAAAGTACCGCGTATCTACAACAGATGCGACAGAGAAGTATGTCACTACTGCTTCTACTGATTGGGCGGTTGCAGGGGGCAGACCCGTTGCTTTGCTTGTACTGTATTCAGGCAATTTATACGCAAGGTCTTTTTATATGAACAGCTCAACAGTTTTCAATGCAGGTTTGGCTTATAGAGTAAACGCAGCCGGGAATGTCGGTGTTGCTGCAATTCCTCTTGAAATTATTGGAATAAAGCATTGATACTATTGTTTGATAGGAGATATCGCTGATGTATCTATTGATAGGAATTGCAATACTGCTAACTATATTTTTGTTTGTACTTCAAGCACTAATGGACGATGACAGGGGGTCTAAGCATGACAAAAAATGATCTAATTAGGAAATTGACGAGCAGAAAACTTTGGTTGAGCGTGGCAAGTTTCGTGTCGATGCTCTTAATCGCTTTCAATTACACGGAAAGCCAGGCAACACAGATTTCCGCGCTGATCATGGCCGGTGCTTCAATCATCGGTTACGTTCTTGGTGAAGGGTTGGCAGACAGCGGATATCATGGAGAGGAATCGGACAAATGACAGAAGCAATCACGGTCGCAATAATCACAGGCGGGATCACTCTGATCGGTACCGTTATTTCCAATATGCTGAATCATTCCAAAACCATATATCGCATCGATCAGCTCGAAAAGAAAGTTGAAAAGCACAACAACCTTGTGGAGCGGATGTATATCACAGAGGGTGCAATCAAGGTTCTGGAAGAAAAACAGCGTGACATGGATGCTGATTTTGCGGAGCTGAAACGGAAAGCAGGTGCATGATGGCAGACTACACGGCAGAATCTTTTCTGACAAAACTGAAACCATTCGTGCTTGAGGATATGCGGAAGAGTGGGATTCTGGCATCTCTGACAGCGGCACAGGCGTTCATAGAGTCCAACAAGGGCAACTCTGGCCTGACACAGAAAGCCAACAACCTGTTTGGTATCAAAGGTTCATACAACGGACAGAACGTGAAGATGTGGACAACCGAATACTACAATGGCACGCCGCAAAGGGTTCTTGCCGCGTTCAGAGCTTATCCATCGTGGTCGGAATCCATTGCGGACCATTCGGATCTGTTCAATAGATTGGATCGCTACAAGAATTTACGCGGTCTGACAGAATATCAGCTTGCGTGCAAGTATGTCCGTGAAGATGGTTATGCGACAAGTCCTTCCTATACCAATACGCTGTTGAGCTGCATCAATAAATATAAGTTATACTTATGGGATGCAGAAGTCACAGGTACATCGGCGGGATCTGCGAACGTGAAGCAGCTTCCTGTTTTGAAGATGGGGTCACGCGGCGAATATGTTCTGGCCTGGCAGAAATTCCTCAATTTGAACGGCTATCATTGCGGTTCTGAAGATGGTATTTTCGGTCAGAACACCAAAAACGCGGTCATAGCGTGGCAGATCTCTCACAATCTTGACGCTGATGGAATAATCGGCAAAAATACATGGGCTTCCATCGGCTTGAAGTAGGTTTTTCCTTATTCCCATTTCATATTCATTATCCGGGCGGGCTGTCGGACTTTGTGCCGGCAGTTCGTTCGCATAGGTAACACACAGAGCCGTTTGAATTTGTCCTGATATCCATCACAAAGGCATCAAAAAGACCGTTCAAAGCCTGATAAATAGGGCAGTTTGTTACCGGTCTGCGGCATAACACAAAAGGCACTGAAAACCGTGAAACATACGGAAAATCGGTGCTTTTTCGTGTTTTTGTGGGATTGTTTCATAAACCGTGAAACATTGTGAAACATGCATAAAATCGCGCGGGTGTTTTTCGCTATCCATCATAAAGGTAACAAACACTAATTATCCAAAGGTAACACACACTCATAGTCCAAAAGGTTGATTGTGCGTAGAAGTTCAGCTTCTGACAGATGCGTGTAAACACGTTCAGTTATATTGTCAGGAGTATGGCCTAGAATCAATTTCAAAGGTAACAGTTCCGCGCCGCATTCTCTCATGCGTGAAGTGAATGTGTGCCGCGTATCGTGTGCTGTGTGCGCTCCTAGACGCTTTAGGGCCTTGTTTAGTCCGTTGTGGGTAAAATGTATAGGCTCGGACTTAAAATCGCTTAAAATGGAAAATACGGCGTCATGGATGGGTATATCCCTGATAGAAGCTTTGTTCTTGCCTTCTGTCAGACGGATCATCCGCGCATCCAGATCGATCTGATCAGGCTGAAGCGTCCGCAGCTCTTTCGTTCTCATTCCTTCATACAGCAAAATTAAGGCAACACGGCAAAACCATTCATCACGGTGATCCCAAAGATAGGAGATTTCTTCCGATGTGAACAGTTCGCGGTCAATGGTCGGCGCAACGGTATTTGATTTCAGATATTGTGACGGATTTCTATCCACAATTTCATTCCGGAGCGCATACTCATAAACCTTGTGGCAAACGGTCTTTATTTCGCGCTGTTGCGTGGTGGTACATGAGTCGATACATTTCTGCATCATTCCGGCCTTTATGCTCCGGATCGGAAGGTCCGCGATCTCTTCCAGATATCGGAATGCGCTGCGGTAGTTGTGGGCGCGTGCCTGGGAGAATTCTTTTTTCGCTTCTTCATAGCACTGACGGAACGTGATTTTGGCGTTTTCCAGGTCAAACGGATTGTCATTGTATGCCGCCAGAGCTTGCATGGCTTCTTTTTTCGTTGCGTAGTAGCCCAAAACCTTGCGAATCTGTTTTGTGCGCTGAAGTTCAAAATCTGTCTGATATCCGACAGTTAGTCGGACGCAATATGGTTTGCGCCGCTTCCCGGATAACTTACTGACCGATCCATAATTTGGGGGCAATTTCATGGCTTTTCCTCACTTTACTACGTTAAATTGCGTGATTTCTTCCCTGTCAGAAGTATAGAATGACAAAACAATGTAGCGATCTTCAAGCAATCCGCTGTTTAGAGCATCCATTCTGACAAGCGCATACACTTCTTTGATGAATTGGTCGCGGTTTTCTTCGTCTGCTTTCTTCCAGAGATCCGCTTTGACATAGATTCCGACATAATTCGCGTCAGCGGTGTAGTGGTCGAGATTGTTCTCATAGAATTTCAGAGAGTCCGCAAGCGATTCTTGGAATGCAGCTTCTTTCTGTTTGAATTCTGCGTTCTTCTTATTAGAAGCAGAACACGCGATCCATGAAACGGCAAACACGATCACGATGATCGAGATCAGGCTGATTGTAAAGTATTTTTTGTTCATTTCAATTCTCCCAAACCGGTTGCATACTTGATGAAGCGTTCAATCTCTCTTCTGCTTGTTGTCGGTGCGGATCTGTACCGTTCTATCATGTTGTATTCTTCGAACGAAACATCAATATTGATTTGGTCGCATAATTCATCCACGGAGCATCCGAAAATCTGCGACATCTTCTGAACGGCTCCGGCTGGCGGCTCTGTTCTGTTATTTTCCCATGACCAAATACACTTATCTGTCACATCCAAACGCTTTGCAAGTTCAGCCTGGGTGATGTTCAGAGCGTTCCGCTTCGTTTTGATGTTGCTTCCTATAAACATTTTCATGGCTCTCACTCCCTTCATTTTTGAAGCTGTTTCTATTATATCGGAAACAAAGTGGAAAATCTACAATTTTTGTATTGACAGCCACAATATCTTGTGCTAGTCTGTAATTGCCTACAAAATATGTAGAGTCTACAAAGGAAGGAGATTCGAGATGTTAAGTCTGAAAGAGTGGCGCAGAGCCAAAGGCGTGTCGCAACAGGCGGTCGCTTCCTTCTGTCACATCCATGTCAATACCTACATGCAGTGGGAAAAGAATCCGGCGAACATTCCACTAGGCGCAGCGCACAAGATCGCTGAATGTATCGGTGTACCGTACAGCGATATTGATTTTTTGTCCGAAAACTCTACAAATAGTGTAGAGGTGACGGAATGAAGATCAAAGAAGCAGCAAAAATCAGCGGGCTGACAGAATTATATCTTCGTCATTGGATCTATTCAGACAAGTGTCCGTTCGGTTTCTGGATACAATTTCCGGGAAGCAGCCGAAAGACACCGAAGATCAACGAAGAAGCGTTCTGGAAGTGGAAGCGGGGTGAATTATGCGGGAAGCAATCATCATCGGAGTCATTTTAATCACGGCTATCCTGATTTGGAAGCCAAAAAAGAAGGGAAGGTGAGCGGATGAAGGTCAATGATCCGGAATATCAGCGGGCGTTAGATGTCATTACGGCTATTCCGTCAAATAAAGTGGACGCGGTAGATCTATCGCATCTGACGGACGCAAAGATGTCCGAATACGAAAACCAACACGAAAAGGATCTGCGGTCACAGATCAGAGGTTATGACGATGCAGATCTGCGGATTGCCGCAGAAGAGATCACGAAGATCGGCTGGACATACACATACAATGCGCTGGGCGATTACTTCGAGAAGATCATCAAACAACAGGAAACAATCAACGCAACTATCAACAATGAATGAGGGGAGAACAACGATGAGGACAGAAAAATTAACAGGGGTTTTGAGTATGGATTTGGAGCTTGCGAACACACAGTGGACCGTGGCGAAGTGGATTAAGTGGTGCGTCAGAAACAACACCGGCCTGATCTTGGAAGATGGTCGAGTTGTCGGATGGGATCACAAAGAGAAGAGGTGCCACAAATGACGGAGTTTCACGGTTATGGTCGTACGCACAGCCCATGTAGGGAATGCAAAGAACAGTTTGAAGCCTGTCATGACAAATGCGAACGGTTTCTGGAATTCCGGCGCATTCATGATGAAGAAGTCCTGACAATCAAAAAGCGGAAGCATGAAGCAAACATCACTTATCGGAAACACGCGAACAGCTTCACGCCTTCCAGCTCGGATCAGAACAGAGTGTTCAAGAATCACAAGAGGTGAAACATGGACAAAATGCCTATATGTCCGGTATGCGGGGAAGAATGCAACGATTTCTTCGTGAGTTATTACGGAAATGAAATAGTCGGATGTGAACATTGCATCTATACAGACAGCGCGCACGAACGGACAGCAAAGGACCGGGAAGAAGCCCGGATGGATATTGAATAAGGAAAGAGAGGAAAAACAGTATGGCAATACCGGTATTAGTGATTGGACGGAGCGGGTCCGGAAAAACTTATTCGCTCAAAAATTTTAAGCCTGAAGAAGTCGGAGTGATTTCCGTGGAAAAGGGACGGCTTCCATTCAAATCTGACATCAAAACCGTCAGAGTTCCGGCATTCAAGGACGCAGTTGAACAGAACAGCGCGGCTTCTATCAATGCCGCGAAGTATGGCTGGATTGAACAGGTGATCTCGAAGAGTAAGTCACCGTCAATCGTGATTGATGATTCACAATATCTGCTTGTGAATGAGCTATTCGATCGAGCAGCGGAAAAGGGATATGACAAGTTCACGAGCATGGCAGCAAATTTCCGGGATCTGATTCATTATGTGAACGATTTGGAAGACGAATCGAAGATCGTGTATTTTCTGCATCATTCTGAATCTGATGTTGACGGACGCGAGAAGGTCAAGACCATCGGCAAGATGCTGGATGAGAAGCTGACCATCGAGGGATGCTTTGACATCGTTCTGTATTGCCAGGATCACAAGTTCTACACGCAGGCAAACGGCCAGAGTACAGCCAAAAGCCCGGAAGATATGTTTGAGTTAGAGATTCCGAATGATCTGAAGGCCGTGGATGACGCAATCCGCGCATATTACGGACTGAACAAGAAGGGAGCAAAGTGATGCTGATAACCTTCAAAAATCATCACTTCTGGAATATAGAATCAGCAGATCCGGAAGTGAGTCCGGGATCGTTTGCATATGAAATGGTAAATTCTGACAGGATCATTCATATCTATCAAATAATGCCTGAACAGGATGTGATTTGCATTGAATACAAGGGCCATGACGGAGTAGTTCGCAAGATTCATGAGCTTTTCGAGAACAAATATCAGGCATCAGCAAGAATATTTGAATTACAAAGAATTTTGAGAGGAGAAACAAAATGAAGAAGTTCAAAGGTTATGACGAAGCGCGTAAAAACGCGAATTTCACAGGATCAGCAAAACTGCCTGTCGGTGGTTATGTGGTGAAGATCCAGGATGTGAAGTATGAGGAAGGTCAGAACGGCAATTCTGACAGGATTCTGCTTGCATATGACATTGAGGAAGGCGAGTTTGCAGGATTCTTCAAGAAACAATACGAAGAAAACACAAATGAAGACAAAAAGTGGAAGGGCAAGACTGCGATCTATGTGCCGCGTGATGACGGATCTGAAAAGGATGAGTGGACGCAGAACACATTCGCAAAGTGGACTGCTTCCTTTGAAGAGTCCAATGACGGCTATAAGTGGGATTGGCAAGAGAAGAAGTGGAAGGGCCTGCTGATCGGCGTTGTCTATGGCGAAGTAGGGACGGTTATTGACGGTAAAGAGATCGTCTATACAGAATGCCGGTTCCCTGTTTCTGTCAAAAAGGTCCGTGACAATGATTGCCCGGTTCCGCGTTTCAAAAAGAAGAATGGCTACACAGGCAATGGAGCAGATCCCAAATCCGCGAACGATTTTGTGTCCATCCCTGAAGGTTCTGAAGAGGAGATCCCGTTCCTGTGACACGCTTTGAGATTGAGGAGTGTTTGAGATCGTTCGAGATTCTGATCGACACGCGAGAACAGGAAACGGCTAGAAGTACGGCAAGATATGAGCAGTTTGGCGTTTCGTATAGAAGACAATCTCTCAATTATGGGGATTATACGTATCAATTTCGGCTTCCGAATGGAAAGCTCTGCTTTGATGAAAGCGCATCTATCAGCGGACACGCTGTAATAGAACGGAAAATGTCATTGAAGGAATTGTCAAGCTGCTTCTGCCAGGGCCGTGATCGGTTCCGGAGAGAGTTCGAGCGGGCAAAAGAAAACAATGCAGCCGTATGGCTTCTGATAGAAGACGCAACCTGGGAGAAGCTTCTCTCCGGCAATTATAAAACGAAGTACAATCCGGCGGCCTATTTTGCGTCAATTATCGCGTGGACAATAAGATATGATCTCAAACTCATTCTGTGCAGACATGAAACAAGCGGGAGAGTCATCCGCGAGATTCTGTATAGAGAATTAAAAGAACGATTGGAGCGCGGAGAGTATGGGTAAGAAAAACGGATACATCCTTTTATTCAGATCTGTTATGGATAATTGGCTGTGGTCATCAAAGCCGTTCAGCAAGGGGCAAGCGTGGATTGATCTTCTGCTTCTGGCAAATTATGAAGATCGGAAAACAATGCACCGTGGGAAGTTAAAAGTATGTAAACGCGGGACCGTGAATCTGTCGGTTTCTGTATTGGCTGAACGGTGGGGCTGGAATTGGAGAACAGCCAAAAACTTCATTTTGGAGTTGGAAAAGGACGGAATGTGTACATTGGATTGCACAAGGGACTGCACAACGATAACCATTGTAAATTATGACGATTTTCAAGATTCTGAAAAACGGAATACAAAACGGAATACAAAACAGAATACAAATCGGAGTGCAGAAGCAGTACAAAACGGAGTGCAAATAACTAAAGAAATAAAAGAAGTCAAAAATAAAGATAAAGAAAATACGGCTGCGCCGCTTCCTTCGGAAGATCCTGTTGAAGAAGATCCGGATGCCTGGTGGAAGAATGTGAAGGAAGGCGGATGGCTTGAAGATGGATCCATTGATCCAAATTGGTACAACGATGATTGATGAGGTAAGGAAATGGGATTTTATCAATTTGATAAGGAAGATGCGTTCCGCTTTGCCGAATTCATCAGAATACCAACAAGGCAAAGAGGATCAGAGCTTGTGTTCAATAAGTGTCCGTACTGCGAAAAAGACACAAATGCAAAAGAAAAGTTCTCGATCAATCTGAACACAGGTCAGTTCAACTGCTTCCGGGCCAGCTGCGGAGCGCATGGAAACATGATAACGCTTTCGAGAGATTTCAATTTCAGACTTTCGGAAGATATGGATAGATATCTGAATCGGAATAATTACAACGGAAGGTTCAGAAGATTTGCAGAAGGACACAAAGAAAGCACCGATTTTGCAGTTGAGTATTTGAATGGCAGAGGAATTCCAGAGGATGTCTGCCGGAAGTATGAGATCACAAGCAAGAAGGATCAGGACAAAATCCTTGTTTTCCCTTTTAAGAATGAGTCTGGGGAATTGAAGTTCATCAAATATCGCAATGCAGACTTCCAGAAGGACAGGGATAAGTCAAAGGAATGGTGCGAAGCGGATTGTATGCCGATCCTGTTCGGGATGAATCATTGTGAAGGGTTCGGAAGGCTTGTGATCACAGAAGGCCAGATCGACAGTCTGTCGGTGGTGGCAGCAGGCATTCAGAATGCTGTATCAGTTCCGACAGGCGCGCTGGGTTCGACATGGATTCCGCATTGCTGGGAGTGGGTCAATAAGTTTCAGGAGATTGTTATTTTCGGAGATTGTGAGAACGGCAAGATCACTTTGACGGAGATGATCCAGAGCAGATTCAGCAAGCGGATGATCAAGATCGTCAGAATGGCTGATTATCAGGGATGCAAGGATGCAAACGAGATTTTGCGGACTTATGGACCGGAAGCCGTCAGAAGAGCAGTCGAGAATGCGGAAGTTGTTTTGAATCAGAGGATCAAAAACATGGCAGAGGTTCAGGCGGTGGATCTGGATAAGATTCCGAAGATAAAGACAGGCTATAAGCAATTAGACAAGATCCTGCAAGGCGGGTTTTATTTCGGATATGTGATTCTGTTGACAGGAAAGCGCGGAAACGGCAAAAGCACACAGGCGAGTCAGTTTGTTGTGGAAGCATTGGCGCAGAATTACAACTGCCTGATCTATTCCGGGGAGATGCCTGACTACTATGTTAAATCGTGGTTGGATGGTCAGTTATATGGCAAGACGCATCTGACGAACAGCCAAATCGATGAATGCGAACGGTTTTATAATGACAGACTGTTCATCTACAATAATCAGTTTGTCAGAACGGAAGACGATGAGGATCTGCTGACCGTCATAGAAGACACAATCATCAAAAAGGACATCAAGTTCATTCTCCTGGATAATCTGATGACCATGATCACGGCAGATCAGAATGAAATGCTGTATCGGAAACAATCGGAGCTTGTCGGAAGATTGGCAGAGATGGCGAAGACTTTCCAATGTGTGATTATGCTGATCGCGCATCCGCGGAAGAGCAAGAACGAATTCGAGAACGATGATGTGTCCGGCTCCGCTGATATCACGAACAGAGTTGATGTGGTGATGAGCTATGACAGAACGCCGGACAAAGAACATCCGGAAGAGAATCAAAGGACGCTGAAGGTTACGAAGAACAGGACAACAGGCAAGCTTGGAAAGCTCGAAGTGTTTTATTCGGAAGAGAGCAAGCGGATTTCCGATGATAACAACAATTTCATCAGAGATTATCTGCCGAAGGATAAGGAGTTCCGGGACGCCAACGATCTGGATGAGATACCGTATTAGAGGGGACAAAGCATGGACAGGAAAAAGAAATACTATGACATTATCACAGAAGCATGGTCACTGATGAAGGACCATCTGGATCACGCAGACTTTGACAAGATGTATTTGCAGGTCCGGGATCTGGATCGGAAGTACAAGGACACGGAGTATTTTGATTTTGCTTCCGCAGTGATTGTTGGAGTGATGTCAGAGATCAACAGACTACACGGAGAGGAGTGATTTTATGGCAATGACCAGAAAAGAAAAGCAAGCACTGATTGAAGAAGTAGTCGAGCATATCTGTGATGAAAAATGCAAGATGCCCGCAGAATGCTCGAATGATGAATTAGATGATGTTTGTGATGAATGCCCGCTTAACGATTTGTGGGATCTGCAAAGAGAGGAGTGATTCAGTGAAGAAGTGGAAGAAGTCAGAAAAGATCGGCATGGCAATCGTTTTCGTGATCGTGCTGATAGAAGTGATCATCTGTTTTGTGGTCACAGCGGATGCCAGCGTGCTGACGAAGCGTGGCGGGGTCAACTACTACAACGGAACAAAGGAAACTTGGTACAACTTGGATATGTCGAAAATATACGCCAAGGCAGATGCGAATTTTGGAAAGCATCACAAAAAGTGGACCAGAGATGACGGCGTGAAGATGTATGGTCCGTATGTGGTCTTGGCCGTTCCGTTTGATGTCTATCCGTATGGAACAACAGACATTCCGACATCATTGGGGCTTGGAATTGCGCTGGACACAGGTAAGTTTGCGAAAACGAACAAGGATCAGATCGACATTGCGGTTGATTGGAGATAAATCATGAAACATTTAGGAGATATTACAAAAATAAAAGGATCTGATGTTCCGTTGGTGGATATTGTTTGCGGTGGCAGTCCTTGTCAGGATTTGAGCGTTGCCGGGAAGAGAGAGGGCCTTGCTGGTGCTAGATCAGGACTCTTTATGGAACAAATCAGAATAATAAAGGAGATGCGAGATGAGTCTATCAGAAAACTACAAATGCGAGGGGCAGATGTCGATTTTCGATGTGTTCAGCCAAGATATATGGTCTGGGAAAACGTACCCGGAGCATTCAGCTCAAACGGCGGAGAAGACTTCCGCGCCGTCCTCGAAGAAACGGCAAGGGTCGCGGACAAAGATGCCACTATTCCTAGACTTGAGAAGGGGGGGCGTTGGTCAACAAGTGGATGCATCATGGCAGATGGGTGGTCTATTGCTTGGCGTGTACACGATGCACAGTTTTGGGGAGTGCCCCAACGAAGAAAGAGAATCGCGCTTGTCGCAGATTTTGCAGGACAATCCGCACCAGAGATATTATTTGAGCGCAAAGGCGTGTCAAGGAATATTGAGGAGAGCAACACAGAGAGGGAAGCAGCTGCCGGAAGCATTGGAGAAAGCGTTGATCGAGCAATCAGTTTCCAAGAACGTGCCGGAAAATCGGGGGGGGGCAAGGGAATACTGATCCAACACGAGAGAGTTGGTGCATTGTCGACTTTGAACAATCAGAGTGTGATGAAGTGCCTCGGTCTCGATAGAGCCTCATTCAACCAAGGGCAAAATGCACAATATAACTTCTCCATTCAAGAGGAACTCGCACCGACCCTGATCTCGAAAGGACCGGGGGGGGGTACTAGCCAAACGATAGGTGCCTTATGTGCGAGAGATTACAAGGGAATAGGTAACCAATATGTCGCAGAGGGAAAATGCATCATGCAAGATTTGCTATCGGAAAACAGCTCATCCTAGTTCAGCGGGTGGGGCGCAGGGATGGAAAGAAACAGAGGTGAATGACACTTTGAATGTTTTTGATAATTCAGAAATGAGAACATCAACGCTGATTCTCGAAAATCATCCCGCGGACAGTAGACTGAAGATTTGCGAAGATGGAATATTTCAGACATTGAGCAGCAGGATGGGCACAGGGGGGGGGGCAACGTACCAATGATTATGGAGAATGACATGAAAACAGTTGTAAGAAGATTAACACCATTAGAATGCGAACGGCTGCAGGGATTTCCGGACAATTGGACAAATATAGGCGAATGGATTGACAGCAAAGGAAAAAGGCACAAGGACGCAGACAGCCCGAGATATAAGGCATTGGGAAATAGTATCGCTCTTCCGTTTTGGGAGTGGATGGCAGCTCGAATGGTCGCACAATATGACAGACCGACATCCATGGCGAGCCTGTTCGATGGAATTGGCGGATTTCCGCTTGTGTTTAGCCGTTGCGGTTGTGATCCTGTTTGGGCTTCAGAAATCGAAGAATTTCCAATTGCGGTTACAAAGATAAGATTTCCAGAAGGGAGTGAAGAGCATGAATATGCGACAAGACAGGGATCTCGCCATCAAGTTTGATCTGATCACCCGGAAACTCCGAGAATCAGGAAAGGACTTGAGCAAGATCGTGATAACAACGAACGAGGGAGCAAAGAATAGCTCGTACATAACAAGGCGGATCATGCAGGATCTGAAGGGCGGTGTGGAATGACAACAATAGAGAAGATAAGGGCAGAGATAGCAAATTTAACTTGTGATTGCATAAGTGGCATGGTTAATCAATACGCAGTTTTGCAGATTATCGACAAATACGCAGAGCAAGAGCCGTGTGATGATGCGATAAGCAGACAAGCGACATTAGAGCCATATAAGGTATTGAATGATACGGATACATTATGTGTCGCATTGATTCGTGCAAACATTATGCAACAGCCGTCCGTCAGACCGCAAGAGCCAAAGACAGGGCATTGGATAATAGATAAAGGTTCTTTAGACGCTTTTTACGGTGAGGTATGTAAATGCTCCGAGTGTGGTGTAGAAAGTATTGGTGAGAGTGATTTTTGCCCTTATTGCGGAGCGAAGATGGTTGAGCCACAGGAAAGTGAGGATAAGGAATGACCGCACGCGAATTATATGAAGTCATCATCTGGGCCGTGTTCGTTCTAATGCTCATATTTGTATCATTCAGCTTATGGTTTATGGTCTGGCACGATCTAGAACAGGAGAAAAAACAAAATGATAGAAATAAAAAACGCACCAATCAGCATGGCAAGCAATTCCGCCAGAATGCTAAAGATCGAAAGCATCGTCAAAGCATGGAGCAAAATCGAATCCGATGATCAGTACACGGAAGCGCAGCGCGATCTTGTGAGTCGGACGAGTATGCAAAGGATTGATGAAATAATAGGTGGGAGAAATGCCGAAGAAGTTATTGATACCATATCTTGACGGTCAGTGGCTTTCCGTCAGACAAATAGGAGAACGGTGCGCGCTGGATGATATCACAAAACGAATTCAGTATTGGCTGCCAATCGACACGGTTGATGTTGATGAAGTGATGAAGCTCATTGATTATATCCGCATCAATGTCAACCGGGATTGCACGCCAGAGGAAGTCAAAGGGATCGTGGAGTCCATGAAAAACTTCTTGACGGAATCCCTGAAGAACATGCCGCACAATCAACGGTTCATGTATGACACATACGAAAGCAAAAAGAAAAATGGATCCACGGACGGACCGGAGTATCAGGCCGAAGTTGTCGAGCTGATAGAAGTTGGAACGATGAAGCAAGTCATAAACGCTATGGATGTGAAATGTGAAAGATCTCTCACTCCGGAAGAAGCTTCGCAGATGTTAGCATCCGCAAAACAATTTATGCTAAACGCCGTGGACAGAATGGAGAAATATGAATCCGGAAAAACAGAGTATGAAGGAACAGGCTCCGGAGATCCAGAAGAGGTTCTATGATTCAACAGCCTGGAAGAGATGCCGAAAAGAATATTTGACAAAGGTCGGTTACATCTGCGAACGATGTGCGACACGCGGCCTGATCGTACCGGCAAAGATCGTTCATCACAAAACATATATTGATCCGCAAACAATAACAGATCCGAAAGTTCTGATCAATCACGATAATCTCGAAGCACTCTGTCTTCAGTGTCACAACGAAGAGCATGACACACCGACATGGATGAGCGAAAAGCGCGAGCCACAACGCGAAGTTCGGTTCGAGATGGATGATTCCGGAAAAATTTTGGATTGCACGCGTCCGAAAAAATTGTTTGGTCCCCCATGAATTGTCTGAAAATTTGTTAAGGGACGAC